AGGAGCCACTCGCTGATGGCAATAACAATCGACGCAACGGTGGGCGACGCAAACGCCAACTCATACCTGACGCTCAATAATGCGCAGGCCATTATTGATGGCTTTGTGCAGGATGCCGACGTAACCGCTTGGGCAAGTGCTACCACTGACCAGAAGAACAGAGCATTGTTCACCGCAACGCAACGGCTAGACCGCGAACGGTTCCTTGGCGCACGTGTTACGGATACGCAAGCATTGCAGTGGCCGCGTACTGGTGTACGCAAGCCTGATACCTACATCAATACCTATGCCGTAGGGTTTCCGTTTCGCATCACCACAGACTACTTTGCGGATGATGAGATCCCGCAGCAGATCAAGTACGCGCAAGCGGTGCTGGCTACATACTTGCACAACAACCCTGACGGACTTGGTCTTAGCGGGCTTGAGGACTACAAGAATGTTAAGATCGGCAGCATTGATGTGACGCCCAATCTTGGTTATGGTGCCGTTGGCGCCGACAAGGTGCCGCCACTGATGGAGCGTTACCTGATAGGGCTTAGAATCAGTGGGCCAGGCAACGTTGCCATTAAGCGGAGCTGATCATGGATTACGCCTATCCCGGCGCTGAGTTTATTGATGACACCGCCGCACATACTGGCCGCTTCGGCAAGATCGTTGCGCTTGAGGATTCAGTGATTGCCACACTGGTAACAAAGAACTGGACCGGCAATGCGCTGAGTGCCATCCCGTTTAAGGCAAGCACTGAAATCGAAGGCGTGTTTACCAGCATTACGCTGACCAGCGGCACTGTCGTTGCTTATCGCCTCTGATGTCTGTTCAACCGGGCCAGCATAATATCACCATGCAGCGCCGGGCTGATTATGACCTGCAGCTACAGTTTAAGGATAGCGCTGGCGTTGGCATTAACTTGACCGGCTGGACCGCTTACGCGCAGGTGTGGAACCAAGGCCGGACCACTAAGTATGCAGACTTTGCCATCACCTACGTTGATCTCGCAACAGGTCAGATCAAGATTGCGTTGACGGATACGCAAACTGCTGCGTTTCCCAATGAAGCGTTTTATGACGTATTGCTAGAGGATTCCGACGGGCTGCGTAACTACTACCTAGAAGGTATCGTGTATGTGTCTGAAGGGTACACGGCGCCATGACTATCGTTACCGTTAACGAAACTACCAACACAGTCACTGTTACAACACCAGGTCCAGCAGGTCCGCAAGGCGTGCCGGGCTCTATTTCCCCACTGGCGCGCGGTCAAGTCAGCAAAATGGATTCCGGCACCGTGGATATTGCCACTCAAAACGTTTACATCTCTACTGGTTTGACCGGTATCCTCGACGCCACTACTGCAAACGACATCGCGCTTGGAACCACCGATACATTTGCGGTCAAGAACACCAGCGGCGAAACCAAGCTAATGGAGGTCTACGGCAGCGTTGATGCTCGCACCGTAACCGGCAACAACAAAACGCTTGGCGTCAAGCTGGCATTGAACGGCGTCGCCATCAGCGAAACCGAGTGCCGTGCGTTCACCGGCACCGGCACTGAAGAAGCCAAGCTGGCTACCAAGTGGATGATCGAAATGGAAAACGACGACGAGGTTGCGTTGTTTATCGCCAATCACAGCGATAGCGGTGACATCAGCTTCCATCGCGGCAGACTGGTTGCGATTGAGGTGCCGTCATGACATTAGCCAATCCGTTACGCAAGGTTGCCAGCAAGCTGATGGCAAAGTTTGGCGGCGTGGCAACAATCCGCCGCGTTGAAGCCGGCATTTACAACGCAACTTCCGGCACTGTCACCGAAAACGTTACTGACACCGGCGTGCGTGGCGTGCTGCAGGACGTAAGCCTGCGTGAGGTGAATGACCTGATTCAGGCTGGTGATAAGCGGTTGCTAATCGCGGCGGCTGACCTAGCTAGTGCGCCAACCAATGCTGACCGCGTACTGATTAGCGGCATAACGCATCAGGTCATCACGGTGCGTACGATCGAGCAGGACAACACCGCTATCACCTACGAACTGGTGTTGAGGGCATAATGGCACGCGCGATCCGCGTCAATCAGATCGGCGATTACGTCCAAGACCGAATGGAGCAGTTATTGCGCGTGACAGTGCTGGAAACTGACAGCCGTGTCAAGCTGCTTAGCCCTGTTGACCTTGGCCGCTTTCGTGCAAGTTGGCAGGTAGGTGAAAACGCAGCATCCGGCGGGCAAAAACCAGAAGGCACTTACCCTAATCAACTGCCTATTGAGCGACTTGGCTACAGCCGCGAACGCATCGGCAACATTTATAGCGTTCATAACAATTTGCCCTATGCAGAAAAGCTGGCGACTGGTACAGCAGGATCAGGTTCCACATTCGAGGTACGTTACAACCCGCGCCGTTCTGTGGTCACCTGGGCAAGCCCTGGCGGCGGCAGCAGCATACAAACCGGTGGCCCCGGCTGGATTGAGGGCATCACTAAGGACATGCAGCAGTTTGTGCGCGTTAATGCTAGCAGAATTGGCAGGACTTCCACGAGGAATAGGCAATGAGTAGCACCTACAACGACATCCGCGCTGCTATTGAAGGGCGCATTGCAACGCAGATGGCCATTGCACCGAGCTATCCGGTGAGCTACCAGAACGTACCGTTTACGCCGCCCAACAACACGCCATGGGTGCAGGTGTTCATCCGCTTTGGCGATAACAACTACGCCACGCTGTTGCCGACCGGCGGCGAAGGCTACAACCGCCAAACTGGCACGCTGGTCATCAATGTCTTCGCTCCGCAGGGCAATGGCGCTGCAATTAACTTTGGCATTGCCGAGCGGTTAAAAGACCTATTTGACCGCGTGCAGCTTGATGGCATTATCTTTGATGCAGCATCAGGGCCAGCGCAGGTGACACCAGCGGCACCTGAGGCTTACTACCAAACGCAAACGACGATTACCTTTGAGGCTTACCTTAGCTAGGTTAGACTGCTGACAGCCAACTTATCGATCAAGCAATGGCAACCGTTCTGTCCGGTACGTCCGGCGCCCTCTACTACAAACCTGCTGCCACCAAGGCAACATTTGGCGAATCCGCCGTGGATGTTGCTGATGATGAAATCACAGTTGCTACCTACCTGAACTTCAAGGTGGGTGATCCTGTGGTGTTTAGTGTCGTCAATACTGAAACTGGCGATGCCGGCTCCGGCACACTGCCTGCTGGCATCAGTGCAGCAACCACTTATTACGTCATCACCTACACCGCTGCCACTGGCATCCTGCAGGTGTCGGCTACCTCTGGCGGCGCTTCTATTGCCATCACCAACGACGGCACCGCTGTAGCGCCTAATGCGTTCCAGGTAGCCTATGCCGACTTCGTTGCCGTGGGTGACGTGCGCGAGTGGTCGTTTGAGATCACCCGCGAAGAGATCGACGTTACGACCATCGGCCAAACCGCTGGGCAGTATGCGCCCTTCCGCCGTTACATCACCGGCTTTGCTGATGGTGAGGGCTCCTGCATGGTGTACTTGACCGATGATGATGCCACGCTCGGCAACCGCATGGTGCAGGACGTGATCCAATCCACGCAGGCTGGCGCCAGCTTCAAACTGTACATCGACCGCGTGATTAGCGACGGCAACGTTAGCGGCAGCCTGAGCCGCAGTATCGCCTTTGATGCAGTGCTGACTTCCGCTAGCTTGACCGTTAACCCTGATGATGGACAGATGGTTGAGATCAGCTTCCGCCCGGCAGCTGCTCCGGTGTTTGACTTCAGCAAGTCTGCCTGATACGGTTAGCCCTAGTCTTGCGTTAGGGCTTCTCACCGTCTAAAGTTGCTTTATGCCTACAACAAAATCATCTATGCGAGCGCTCGACAAGCTGAAGAAAGCCGCTAATCTTGTGCCCATAAAAAAAGTGGTCATTTTAAGCGATGGCAGTGAGTTTGAGTTTTGGCATACCAGCCTAACAATGGCTGAACGTGAAAAGGCGCGAAAAACTGCTGGCAGCGATGATGCCAATGCAATGGCAATTCAGCTGCTAGTCCAGAAAGCGCAAGATGAAAACGGCGAGCGGATGTTTGCGCCCGGCGAAGTGGCTGAATTAAAAAACGACGTGCGTGATGCTGATTTGCAGCGCATTATTCTTGCCTTGGTGCAAGATGATATTGTGGAGATCGACCAGGGAAACTAAAAAGGGAGCTAAGGCGCGACAACATCCTGATGCTCCAAATGGATATAGCCAAAGAGCTTGGTTGCACTCTTGCCGAATTGACCACTAAGATGGCACCAGAGGAGCTAGCGCTATGGAATATGTATTTTCAGATCCGACATGAGGATGCCGAAAAAGAAGCCAAGCTCCGCAAGCGTTAGATTGATTCCATAGGAGGTGCCGCCATGTCTGTTGTCGCCAATGTTGCAATTAATGTTGATGCAACAGCAGCAGAGCGTGCGGTTAAGAATCTTGGCGGTGCTGCTGATGCGCTTCAGGGCAAGTTTGATACGCTGCCAAATAAGTTGAGTGCTGGCCTTCAAGGCCTTGGCGGCAAGATTCAAGGCTTTGGTTCGCAACTGACTAACCTTGGCAGTGTGATGGCTGGCATTGGCGCCAGTACTGCTGTTGGTGGTTTTGTTAAAGCTGGTGTTGAAGCAGAGCGTACAGAGAAGACGATCAAGGCATTAGCGGATCAGCATGGCGAAACGGCAAAAGTTACGGCGTTTGCAAATGATACTGCCAATAAGTTTGGCATCGGTCAAACGCAAGCAGCCAAAGCAGTTGCTGATTTATATGGACGCTTGCGGCCCATGGGCGTAAGCCTGACCGATATTCAAAAAACATTTACAGGTGTCAATAATGCAGCAGCGCTGATGAATATGTCCGGTGCAGATACCGAAGGAGTAATACTGCAGCTCAGCCAAGCGCTTGGTTCTGGTGTGTTGCAAGGTGATGAATTTAGGTCTGTAATGGAACGGTTGCCTGCTGTCGGCCAGGCTATTGCTAGATCAATTGGTGTGCCAGTATCACAACTTAAGACACTGTCATCCGAAGGCAAGATTACAACGGATGTCATTCTTAAGGCGATGGATGAGCTTAGCAAAATGAACCCACCGCCACCTGATGCGTACAAATTATTTCAAACAGTAATGGCTGATTTGAATACAACTATTGGCGAACAGCTAATGCCTGTATTCACTCCATTGGTGCAAAAGTTAGGTGAATTAGTCAAACGCTTTGAAGAATTAAAAGTGGGCACCACCATTGCGCAGGCACTTAAGCCAATTGCAGAAGCCGCGCTGGCGATTGTAAATGCATTTTTGCAGCTTGATCCAAATGTACAAAAAATAATTATTCAGGTTGGCGTGCTAGCTGGTGCGTTTGCATTGATTGCGGCACCTCTAGGTTTTGCCGTGGTAGGCATTGGCCAACTAGTATCCGCCGCTGGAGCTGTAGCCGGAGCACTTGGCGGCATTACTGCGGTTGTTGGTGGAATCATCGGCTCCCTTGGAGGACTGGCCAAAATCGCAATTGCTGTATTTAGCGGTCCCGTTGGGTGGGTGGCGCTTGCGGTTGCTGCAGGTGCGGCAATCTATGCATTCCGCGACAAGATTGGAGAAGCATTTAAGTTAATCGGTAAGATTATCCTTGATGCAGCCGAATGGTTTAACAATACATTTATACAGCCAGTTGCAAAATGGATACGCGGCATGTATGACAACATTGTTGATACTTTCCGTAGGGTTGGCGAAGCAATTAGGGCGCCATTTGAGGCTGCTGTCAATATGATCCGTGGCATCATCAATCAGATGCTTAATATGGTAGGGCGTGCTGTCAGTGGTGTTATCTCCGCCATTAACCGTTTGATTGCAGGTGCCAATCAAGGCCTTGCGCGGCTGCGAATGCCGCAAATTCCATTTGTGCCGCAGGTGTCGATCCCGCAGTTTGCTGATGGCGGTATGGTCAACAGGCCAACATTGGCAATGATTGGTGAAGAAGGACCTGAATATGTAGTGCCGCAATCCAAAGCAGGTGCATTTGCACAAAACTGGATCGGTGGTGCACGCGGTGATGCAGCACTAACTGGCAAGAATAGCTCAATGCCTACCATCAATATTCAAACCGGCCCGGTGATGCAGCAAGACGGCAAGCAGTATGTCACCATCAGCGACCTTGAGAAGTCATTGCAGGTGATGGCAAATGCTATCCTTGGCAACAACCGATCTGCTGGTGGTCGGCGCTATCAAGGGGTCAACTGATGGCAAATCGCGGCCAGTCTCAATACCTGCGACTATTCGAAGGCGCCACTACCTATAAGCGGTGGCAGAATTACTACGTTAATCAAACGGTGACATGGGAAACCGCAAGCTGGGAGTACTTTCCATTTACCGCTGATGGCTTTGTCGGTGGCAGCAGCGGCAGCGGCAGCGATGCCTCAATCGTCATCCCAGCAACCACTGATGCGGTAGAGCTATTTGAGCAGGCGCTATCGGACAATTGGCTATGCCAGGTAGAAATGTATGAGTTCAGCACTAAATCAACGCAAGTGCAGCCGCAAGCATCACAGCTGCTGATTGGTTCCATCATTGGTGAAATCGTTAACATTGGCGGCAGCTTTACTGTGC